GACAAATAAGGTAATTCACTTTCTTTATCTACATAATCTATTCTTGTTGCCCACGCCCTGTCATTTGTAATATCTTCATTAAATTTTTTAGGAGTATAACCACATGCATTTGGAACCAATCGTTTAAAACCACTACAATCAATAAAAAAGTCTCCTTCTATTCGAGTTCCGTCTTCTGCTGTTAAATAATCTATTTTATCTTCATCTATAATATTAACTTCTTTAATCTTTTTATCTAATATTTTTCCACCTAATTTTAATCCATGCTCCATTAATGCTTTACCTAATAATACTGCATCTATATTATAAGCATATTCTCTCCACATTTTAGGTAAAGGTGTGTCCCAATGTTCTTTTTTTAGAAAAGGCGATTTATTTGCTAATGCTAATTTTAATCCGCACCAACTTTCCCAGTATTCTTTCATAGGACGTTGAAAACTTACCATATCATGATATTCCATCGCAAAAAGACCTATGGGAGTAAAATATGAATGATCTTCTCGTAACCAATCTTTACAATGAACCGAAAATTTAATAGATCCTCGTGCATCACCTAAACATGCTTTTTCAGGATCCATTCCACATATTTCTAAAAATGTATTAATGTTTCCTACGGTTGCTTCTCCAACACCTACTATAGGTATTTCCTTAGATGCAATCATTGTTACATCACAAATATGACCTAATTTTTTTTGTAAAAAAGCGAAGGCACTAGCTCCAGCGGTACCCCCGCCTATTATAATAATTTTTTTCTTTTCCATAATTCCTTGAATAAATATTAATAAAGAGATTGTAAAATGGCATATATCGGTTTTGACGTAGAAAATAGATTACACAATACAGCATTTACATTTGATAGTTACACCTCGGATGGTGTCACTTCTATTTATGCTTTAAGTGTACCCAAGCCTTTAACATCTAGGGCGATACTTGTAAGTTTTGATGGTTTAACACAACAACCCGAATTAGACTATACCTTAGATGGTGAGTCAAATTTAAAAATATTAAATGTTCCAGCAAATACTACACAAATACAAATTTTACATTTAACTAGACCTGTACAGTTACATACTATACCGGATAAATCTATTAGTTCCAGCAAATTAGTTGGAGATTTACAAACACCTGGTAATTTAATAGTAGGTGGTAAATTAACAATACTTGGTGGAGAAGAAGAATCTGTTAGTACAGTTTTTCCTGCATTATCTGTTCAAGCATCAACAATTCTTATAAATGCTGATGAAAGTGGTTCAGGTGTAACCGTTGGTTCAGCAGGTATAAAAATTGATAGAGGTCAATTAGCAGATAAATCCTTTGTATGGGACGATACAGTAGATAAATGGTCAACACAAGGCGAAACATTACTTGCCCCTATAGAAGGAACTGTTACTGGTTCAGCAACATTAAATGTTCTTAAAGCAGGCGATGTAATGACCGGTGAATTAACCTTATCAGGTGATCCTACCCAAGAAGACTCTGCCGCAACTAAATCTTATGTTGACAGAAAAGCGTTTGTTAATGCTCTTTTATTCTAAATAAATATAATAAAAGAGATTAGGTATGGCTTTAACATCAACAGTAGTTGCAAATTCTAACACAACAATTATTTCTGGTACTGCCAATAAAGTAAGAGCAGTTACATGTATATTTTTCTGTAATACACATGCTACAGACGCTGATTCAATTACGGTCTATGCTGTTCCTAATACTGGAAGTGCCGGAGACAATAATACTATTATAAAGTCTGCAGAAATAAATGCAACCGATACTTTAACATTTGATACAGAAAAACTATTATTAGATGACGGAGATTCTCTTATAGGAGTATGTACTACTGGAACTATTAGTGCAACCGCATCCTATACAGATGTATAAGGAAAAATGAATGGCAAGTACGTTAAAAGGCGCAGTAAGATCAGCCGCTGATGCTGTTAGATTTGGTGGCCAAGTCCCGTCTTTTTATTTAGACCCTAATAATTTTACAGGAAGCAGTTTGCCAGTATCTGCAGGTGGAACAGGAGGCACTACTCTTCAAACTGCTAGAGATAGTTTAAGTTTATACAGCAAAAACGAAATAGATACTAAAGTTGCATCTGCTGTATTAGGTAGTGCAAATGTTATCACTAATGGTACAAATAATATTACTGTAGATTTAACAGCTCTTAAATTTACATTAGCAGGTACAGAAGTAGGGGTATGGGACAATTCTACTGGTATTTTTGCAATATCAGGTAATGTAACTATTTCGGGTACTTTAGATGGCGTAACAAATGTTGCCGCAAAAGCCGAATCTGCTAGTAGTTGGGGTAATCATGCTAATGTCGGTTATTTAACAGCACCTCCTTCATATGCTATAACTGATTTAACAAATGTTTCTACTACAACCCCAACAGTTAATCAATATCTAGCATGGTCAGGAACTGAATATATTCCAACAACATTTTCTCTTACTGGATATAGTGTTTCTACATTTAATGATGTAGATACTGTAAATTTTACACCTATTGTAGGTAATGTTTTAAAATGGAACGGCGATAATTGGATTCCAGATGATGATAAAAGTAATGCAATACAAGTATTAAATGATTTAAATGATGTAGATACACAATCAAATTCACCTAGTGCAAATAAAGTATTAGCATTTACAGGAGCAGAATGGAGCCCTTTGGATTTAGATACAATAATAACAGATATAAATTTAACAACAGCAACTATCGGTACAGCAAATTTAACTGATCTATCTGTTGATTTTGGAACAATACCTGACTAAAAGGATTAATTAATGGCTATTCAGTTTAAACGAGGAACTACGAGTAATAGAACTAACTATACTCCGGCGGCAGGCGAATTAATAGTTGTTGACGTCGATCAAGTAAATCCTTCTATATATGTTGGGGATGGTAGTACAGCAGGAGGTAAATTAGCCTCTGCTCAAGGTGGCGGCGGAGTTTCTGAAGCATTTAAAACAATATCAATATCAGGTCAAGATAATATAGTTGCTGAAGCCGAAGCAGATACATTAACTTTATCGGCAGGTACTAATATAACCCTTACAACAAATGCAACTACAGACACTATAACAATTACAAATTCTTATTCAGCACCAGCAGAAACAGATCCTATTTTTACTGCTCATGATGCATATAATGTATCGGCAAGTAAAATAACAAGTTGGGATACAGCATTTGGTTGGGGCGACCATGCCCTTGTAGGCTATTTGACAACTCAAAGTAGCATTAATAGTTTATCTGATGTTGATACCACAACTACCGGACCAACTCAAAATCAAGTATTATCATGGAATGGAACTAAATGGATACCTGCAACATCAACAGCAGGAACAACATTATCTGGGTTATCTGATACCAATACTTCAAATGCATCAAATGGAAAAATATTAGAATATGATAATGGCACATGGATAATTGGAGAAAAAACAGCAACAGGAGCAACAACTGTTATAGGTTTAGGTGATACTCCATCTAATTATACTGCAAAAGCAAACTTTTTTGTACGAGTAAATCCTAATGCAACAGGGTTAGATTTTAGAGATATAACTGCAAATGCTCCTTTAAGTTGGGATAAAGTAAATAGTGTTTTGTCTTTTAGTGCAGATACAGATGATATAAGTGAAGGATCAACTAATTTATATTATACAGATGCAAGAGTTAATACTCTTTTAGGCACTAAAACATTTTTAGAAGATACAGATTTTACTTCACAAGGATTAATGAAACGAGGATCCTCTGCAGGAAGTTATAGTATAATCACAGATAGTTCTACTAATTGGGACACAGCATATAGTTGGGGTGATCATAGTTCTGCAGGTTACATAACTGGTATTTCTTCTTTAAGTATTAATGCATTAAATGATGTTTCTATATCATCTTCAACAAATAATCAAATTTTACGATGGAACGGAACAAATTGGATTAATTCAGATGAAAATACTGGTATTACTACATTAACTGGTCTTTCTGATACTCCGTCGGGTTATGGAGTATCCGGACAAGTATTATCATCAACTGGATCAGGTACACAATGGGTTGATCAATCAGGCGGAAGCGGTGGTGGACAGGGTATACAAGATGTATCAGATGATTTAACTCCTCAGTTAGGTGGCAATTTAGATGTTCAAGCAAGAACAATTTTTACATCTACAACTGATGGAAATATTGTCCTTACTCCAGATGGTACAGGTCATTTAGAAGTAGGTTCTGCAAATATAATTACTACAGGTAAAGTATATTTTGGAAATACATTTCCAGATTTAGCAGGATTACCTAGTGCTACAACATATGATGGTATGATTGCTATTGCAGATGATACAGGAAATATATATTATTCATATAATACTACATGGGCCGAAATAGCAAAGCAATCTAATATACCTACTGTATTAACCGATTTAGGAATATCGGATGGTCCGGCAGGATATTCTTTAACTACAGACGGATCAGCTAATTTTTCATTTACCAATATTAGAGAAGGTTCAATTTATTATACAAATGGAAATTTTGGTACTGCTGGAGATAGTCGAAGCGGCAAACATATTTTTAGAGGGTTAACAACTAATGATTTTTTAAATGAAATTTTTATTGGAAATGTTGTAGACTCAAAATTAGATTTTCAAGATAATTCTATTAATACAGTAGAAATTTTAATTACAGGTACTAGATTAATAACTTTAGGAGGAGTATCTTTTAGATTTGAAGCATGTTTTCAAAATACAGCAGGAACATTATCTATGTTAGGATTTACTAAAACAAGATTAGGATTTACTGATAATGATTATGATGTTGTTTTGGATGTAGACGAAGATAGTACCGATACTATGCGACTTAGATGTAAAGGAAAAACCGGTCATACTATTCGTTGGATGGCAGTAGTAAATACGGTTGAGGTGGCCCAATGAAGTATATCATAAATTTATATAATACAGTAGATGCTCAAGCCGTTGCTGATCGATTAGGTATAACAGGAGATATATTATCTAATCTTAAAGTTATACACGTAGAAGATCCTACACAAGAACAAGTAGATACATGGTTAGCAGATTCAGATGTAAAAGCAATTTTAGAAGATCAAGAAACTCTTTGTACTGATTTAAGTTCTGTTGAATTAACTAAAGCAACAAGTGAGCCTTCTGAAGAAGAAACTTTTAGTCAAGGTGTAAGTGGAGATGCTAGCCAAAATTGTTTAGCATTTAATGATGGAATCAATAATTGGTATTATTGGCATTTACCTGCATCATCGCAGAGACCTACTACTTCTCAATATACTAATACATATACCTATACAAACGATGGAGCCAATGTTGACCTTTATATATTAGATACTGGGGTTGCTGGAGCATGTTTACAAACAAATGGTGGAGCGGCCGCAAATGCTTTAGCCGATGTAATAGGAATAATGCATCCAGAATTTGAAGATCCTGCATTTTCTAATGGTTCAACTGCAAATGGTGGTAACGGTGATCAATATCGTGTTATGGATCAAGGTGTACGCACTATAAACATAGGTTCGGGTTCAGGAGTTGGCGGTGGAGGTTGGCTAAACGAAGATACACAAGGACACGGTACATATTGTGCTATGTTTGCGGCAGGTAAATTAGCAGGTATGGCTAAAAAATCATATATATGGTCTGTAAAAGTAATGGATCCTACAGGAAACGGATCTAATTCAGGATATTTAACAGATTTACAACAAGGTATGGATGCAACAATTAATCATGTTAATACAAAAGCAAATGGACGACCTAGTGTAGCAAATATTTCTATCGGAGTACCATTTTATAGAGAAGTTGGTAATATCTATATAAATGAAGTAGCAGGTGATACATTAAATGAATTATTAGATGATCATGAAAAAATTATGCTTAGTAATAATATTTTTATTTGTCGATCTGCAGGTAATGGTATTAAAGATAATTCGACTGATTTAATACGACAAGGACCTGTTCAAGCATCTTTTGTTACAGGACCAAGAACAGGCGCAACAAAAGCAACCGATCCATGGAACATAGAAGGTATAGGTCAAGAAAAATTTGGAGTTGGTGCATTAGAACCTGTAGTTACATTAGGCTCAGGCGATGTTAGACACGGACATACTTCGTATAATTTACAATTAGCAGAATTTTCTAATTATGGTAATGCAGTTGAAATAAGTGCACCAGGTGATGCTTTAATTTGTAAATTTTGGAATGCTGATGATCATTTATTAAACGGAACATATGCAACATATCTATCAGGTACATCTTTTTCTGCACCTATTGTTGCAGGTTATGCATGTATTAGGCAATCAATAGTACCTATGGAAGCATTAGGATTAACAAAGCAATTTATAAAAGATTCATCAAGTCGAACACATAACTGGAATAGTTTAGAAGATTTTACACATCCACATGAACAAAAATGGCCAATAGTAAACGCCATAAAATATATTAATAGTCCGTCATTAGGAAAAAATGATAATATACAAACCTTATATAATAGTGATCTTGTTGCTATTAGAGTAAATCCATACTTATATGGTGTAAAAACAAATACAACTGATACACACGAATTAGAACATAGTCCGTCTACTAATGGTTGTCAAAGTAAACTTGCTAGAGAGGATTATTTTTGTATGGATGAAGCAGTTAAAACAGATGCAGGAAGTGTAGGAATTCCGTATCTTCATGGAGAAGCCCATAGAGTAAAATTTAGATTTTTTGGTTATTTAGATTTAGCACCAGGAGATCCAAATTCAGGATCTACTCTTCAAGCCCCATCTGATGGTTATCCAGTAAGAGATGCAGTTGATAACAATCATGCTAATGATGGACCTATAAATTTGCAAGTATTAACATCTAAAATAAATTATAATGGTACTTTGTGTCGTGTATGGTTGACAGGAATACCAACAACTCCGTCAGATTGGCCAAACGGTCAACCTTTTGATGTACCATCTGGTATAACAACAGGTGTATGGGATGGAAAATTTCTTACACAAGCAAATGCCTCTGGTGTTTATTTTGGAAAAATACAAAATATGCAAATTGCTACAACCAGTACAATTACAGATAATGTATCAGCATTAAATGGTTGGATAGTACTTAAAGCAAGAACCCTTGCAAATGATAATGTATCAGTAGATGGAGATGGACTAAAAGTAGCAAATGTATCTGGCACAAATGCATTAGGAGTAGATACAAATGCAAGTCCTAATGTAACATACGACGCAGGGCAATGGGGTGTAGGAAATGGTGTTTGGGATGATTTACATTGGCGTGATGGTGTATTTTTAAATATGGACAGTAATAGTATAGGTACTGTCGGTCTTAATGCATTATATGATTCGCAAGCAAATCAAACTATAAGAGATTATTTGCCTATACAAGAAACAGGGCAAAACATATTATTTAATTGGTATGTTGAAAAAGAATTACAGATTCCGCAACTATCTAATAATGCTAACACAGGAAATTTTATATCAACTACTCCTCAAACTATTACTGCAAAACAAAACGAAACAATAAGTTTAAATTTAGGTATGTGTTGGATAGATACAAATACATTCCGACATATAGGATATCAACATTTAGAAGTAGGAGCCCAAGCATATACTATTTCATCTGGTGCTTTACCTGCAGGCCTTTCACTTAATACTACTACAGGTCAATTACAAGGTACACTTACAGCAGACATTGATACAATTGACACATTTACTATTACTGCTCATAACGTAAATGCGGTATATACGTTTAATATAACAGAACTTGTTGAGACTGGTTATTATTATGATGGTTCAAATTTAAAATTACCTGGTACCGTTATAGAAGGATGGACAGAAGTTGAAACAGATAATTATCAATTAGAAGTTAATAAAAACTATTTTATAAATTCAGGTGCGTTAAATAATATACCAATGAATTTAACAATGCCTAGTACTGCAAAAATAGGTGATAAAATAGTACTAATTGATGCAACTAGAACAGCTGGCTCACGTAATTGGATAATTGACCCAAATGGTTTACCAATAGAAACTCCCGGCAATGGAACAAGTACTTGGACTATAGGTACAGCGGGTATTCAATATGAACTTGTGTATTATAAAGGTAATGTAGGATGGATAGTTAGAGAGACTACAACATGAAATTTTTAAAGAAAAAAACTGTCGATACGGCAGAAGTTCAACAAGATGTTTTTACTGGAACAGGTAGTGAGACCGAATTTACTCTTACATTTACAGTAATGGATGTGAAACAATTATTTGTATCTATTGATGGTTTAACACAAGAACCTATTGCGGCCTACGGTGTTAATGTTGCTGGAACAAAAGTTGTATTTACAGAAGCACCACTTTTAGATGCAAAAATTTTATGCAAATACATTGAAGCATCTCCAATTAATATTACAACTGTAAATCAAAATTCAATTGGAATAAATGAATTAGCAGTATCAGATGGAACATACGGTCAAGCATTAACTACAGATGGTTCCGGAGCATTAAGTTTTTCTTCTGTTGATCCCGGAGGGTTTGAATATAAGAATGATACAGATTCACCTTTTACTGCATATGCCGGACAAGCAGTCCAAATCGACACAACAAATGCATCAGTTACAATGAAATTACCTGCAAGTCCAAATCAAAATGATGCAGTTCAAATTGTTGATGCAGGAGGAAATTTTGCAGGATATCCATTAATAGTCGAACGAAATGGTAGCACAATAATGGGCGTAGCAGATGATTTAGTAGTTAATTACGACCGAACCCATTTTGGTTTAGTATATAATGGATCTACATGGAGGGTATTTGCGTAATGCCATTAACTAAATTACCAGCAGGATCTATTGTAGATGGATCTATAACAAGTTCAAAAATTGCCGATGCAACTATAACAGCAACTGATATAGCAAATAGTACAATTACTGTAGATAAATTGTCTTCTACTCTAGATATATCTACTCGTACATTAACTTTACCAGTAGATGCTGTTACTCATAGAGAATTAGCAATAACATATACTTCGCCGACACACAATGATAAATTTTTACAAATTAATTCATCTGGTGAATTTGTATGGGCAGATCCTGGATCTTATCCAATTACATATTCCGCAATAACAGGACCTATACCAGCAGGTCATATAGCCGCTGGTACGATTGTTTCATCAATGATAGGTAATCAAGAGGTAGCAGAGGCTAATATAGCAGATGGAACAATAACAGATGGTAAATTGAGTTCAACTTTAGATTTATCAACAAAAACTATAACTTATCCGACAGATACAACTGTAACTAATTTAACTGTTACTGGTAATTTAAAAACAGAAGGTACAACAACAGAAGTTGATACACAAAATTTACTTGTTAAAGATAATATTATTCGTATTAATGATGATGAAACAGGCCCAGGAGTAAGTGCCAATGCCGCAGGAATAGAAATTTTTAGAGGTCCTGGACAAGATCATGCAACTATTATGTGGGACGAAGCATCTAGTGCATTTGAATTTAGATTAGGTGCTGGTACTGTAGATTTAACTTTTGGTTCAGCAGGTACTCCTGCCGATTCTATAGGATATGAACAATTAAAAATAAATGATGCCGCAGATCCTGGCCCAGCAACCAATACTTTTTTACAATCTGCAGGCGATGGCAATTTTGAATTTGCAGTAGTTAATTCGGCTAATTTTCCAGTATCAGGAGCAATAAGTGGAACATTGGCTAGTAATACATTACAAAATTATTCTGTAACTACCCAAAAAATAGCAGATAGAGCTATAACATCTGCTAAATTTGATACAAGTATTTCATTTGTTGGAACGACTGTTATTTTTAATCCTGGAGATATTTTAACCGCAATAAATGGTGCAGGATATTTTAATTTAACAAATTCTAATATTAATTTACCTATTAATGTTGTTGATAGTGGAAATATACAGGATGGGTCTGTAACAGGGTTTAAATTGGCAAATTCTTTAGATTTGTCAACCAAAACTTTAACATATCCTAATGATATAACTTTTCAAAATTTAACTATTTCTGGTAATTTAACAGTCAATGGTACAACCACAACTATAAACACAGCCTTAGAAACTTCCGAAGGTTTAGAAATTACTCCCTCAGGACAAACTGTAGGTTTATTAATTAATAGCACATCTACAGGTCACCACTTACAAATACAAGATGATTCTGTTGATACATTTTTAGTTAAAGATGGAGGAGAAGTAGTACTACAAAGTTTAACTATTGAAAAAAATATTACTGAAAAATTAGGAACATCTACTGTTAATAGTGCTTCTGGATCTGGAGTAGGTGCAAAATGTACTATAGATGGTGCCGGTCTTACTGTTGATTTTGATCCTGGAAATCATGCAAATAACGATCGCGGATCAGGTTATGCCGCAGGCGATAAAATGGAATCATCTTATAAACCAGACAATACAAATGGAGCATGGATAGTAACAGTTTCTGCGGTAGGCGGGAGCGGTGAGATACTAACAGCAACAGTTATACATAATCCTAATTGTACATCTCATAATCATTCTTTTACATTAAACAATGTCTCTATGGAAAATATTTCTACATCATCGATTACTGTTGATTTAGCAACAGGTAATCATTTTGTAGTAGACCTTGAAAGTCTTTCAGGAAATATAGAGACATTTACAGTAAACAATACAAATCAAGAAGCAAACAGAGTAAGTTCTTTCACTATGAAAATTATTCAAGGTAGTACAACACGCCAATTTACATGGGCATCATTAACTGCATTTAAATGGCCAGGATCATTTGGTGACGGATCATTATTAGATTTTGATCCTCCTGCATTAACTGACGGTGCAGATAAAGTAGATATTTTTTCGTTTATTACATATGATAATGGAACTACTTGGTATGGCCAAATAGTTGGTTTAGATTATCGTTAAGCGGCTAGTTTTTCTACATTTGTTGCTATAGTTTTTATTTTGTTAATAGCAGATTTATCATAAAAAACCAATTTTGCACCTGAATGTAACGGTTTTGGCCAAGCACCAATATCTACCCAACAATATCCACTAGACTCTTTGTTCAAAACAGGAACAAATTCGTCATAACAAGCAATAACAAAAGTTTTATAATTAAATCCATTATTGGATTCAAATATATGTAAAGGATATATTTTATGTGAAACAGGGAGTTTACCCATTTCTTCTTCTAATTCTCGTTCTAATGTTTCTAATGGTTGTTCATTTTTTTCTGCCTTACCACCCCAGAATGCCCATGTGCCAGGATGACTGACATTTTTTGATCGCATTTGAAGTAATATTCTACTAGTGGGCAAAGACAAAAAGATAGCACCTACTCCGCTAGTCATAAATATAATCTCCAATACCCGGATGGATAATTTGCTTCGATTGCACTAATCCATTCGATACCATTCCATTTCCATTTTTTACTGTCTTGTGCATTTTGTGTAAATTTTATAGTTCCCCATGTATGACCGGCGGCTTCACATGTAGATTTAACTGTATGTTCGTTTTGAGGACAACCAACATATGCGGTACTCGAATCAAAATCTACAACCCATTCAGAGCCAGTTTGGCTATATTGTATTATATCGTACTTATTGCCGTGTGTTCCGTGGATATCTGAAGAAACAATATGTGCATTATGTCCTACTCCAATAAATGTATGCCCACCAAATGTTAAACCATATATATGTTTTACAGTAGGTGATGTTCGTTGTGTCCACGATAAACCGTTATTTGATGAAGTAGCAATAACTCCATTACTTCCTGCGGTAACAAAAACTCCATTACCAAAAGTAACTTCATAAAACCCGTCTGTTATTCCTGAATTCCTTGAAAACCATGTAATTCCATCGGTAGATGTAAGAATAGCATCATTTACTCCTGTAACAACAAATGTATTATTTCCATATGCTATTCCTCTAAGATGTTCTGATGATCCAGACGTTCTTTCGGTCCAAGTAACTGCATCCGATGAAGTATAAATTTTACCATTCCAAGTTACAAAAACATATAAACTATTTGCATATATAACATCAAATATTGTTACTGTAATTGGTGTTGATTGTTCAGTCCAAGTAATTCCATCTGAAGAAGTAATAAGAGCTCCGCCGGCACCTACTACAACATATTGGTTATTTCCCCATGTAACAGCTCTAAGTTGTTTTGTAAATGCATTTGGCGGCGTTTGAGCAGTCCAGGTAATTGCATCAGGTGAGGTAATAATAGTTGCATCATTTCCTACCGCAATCCATTGGTCATTTCCATAAGTAATACCATACAAGGATTTGGTTGTACCTGAAGTTTGTTCAGTCCAAACTTCTCCGTGTCCAGGCGAACTTTGCATTTTACCATCCATTGCAACTGATACAAATAAACCATTATGATAAGCAACATCATTTATATGTTTGTTTCCGTGTGCAGATGATTCTAGAGCCCATTCTTCACCTACAGTTCCGGTTCCTGATCCCCCTGGCCAAGGAGTACCTACTGGTACTTCGTTTAGCACCAAATATCGTTGGCCATCGGCCGCCGCTGGTAATGTACCGTCGCCAGGATAAGCAACTGTAGGATCTATAATAGCATCTACTGTAGCAGTTTCTGCTGAATTTGTAGGTAGAGTATCTGTATCTATAGTTGCGGTAAGTTGTGAACCTGTTGGATCAGTTAAAGTACCATATACTTGAAAGTTTGATTCGCTTTCTACTAAAGCATCCATTAATTTAATTTGGCTAACTCCTGTTCTAAAGTCAGCACCTCGTTCTTTAAATAAATCTTCCCAAGTATCTGTAGTAGGTGATCCATCTTTATCTAATAATGTTAATAATGTGCCTGTAAAGTTTACAACCCTATCACCAAAAGTTGTTACCATATAACTAGAATCTGCTCCTGGAATTGAACCATCATTTCTAAATTGTTCCATTTCTGCTGTCGATTTTGCAGTAACTACAGATGAAATAATTTGATGTATAAGTTTTTGTTTTGTAACTCTTGCAGGAACTGTTAAATGTATAGGCATTTTAAATGTTAGAGTTGCAATATCAATCATATCTTCTACACCAGTTGGTATAGATCTATTTGTCCATTGCACACCAGTTAATTCTACAATAGATAATCTTGTCCAATCGAATGGATTATCTGTAGAATTAATATCAACAGCAGGATTATATAAAGTTAAAATTTGTTCTAATAATTGAAATTTTTGGTCGCTGTTACTTGTCCATATATCTACCTGCATTGTTAAATTATAAGGAACTGGCATGTGCCGTTCGATTTGATATGTATTACCTAATTCATTATCATATTCATTTGTTGTATAATTAAACTTTTTTTCAAACACCTGTACTTTATCTATTTCCATCGGTGCTCGTCTAGACTCTGGGCTTACTTCTAATGCTTGAATCCAACAACTAATAAATGGTGCAGAATTTACTACATTTTCTGAATTTTGTTTTAAAACATGCATTGCCATACGGTTTGCATCACCGTATCTTACAGGAACAGTTCTATATGTTTCTGTTGCTCGATCTATTTCAATTTGAAAATTTGCAAATAGTCGCATAAATTGTTGCAAATATCTGCGAGTTTGTTTATCGTAAAAAAAATCCATTATACATCACTCTTTGGTTTTATTACACTAGATAATCCTTGTTTAGATTTAACATCTTCTCCAGGCATAGATATTGTATCTGGATTGTTTGTAAATCTTCGTTGCGAAAATGTTCTTGCTTCCCAACTATCATCATTTGGATTATGATCTGCTGTATATGTCCATAATGTTCCTACACGTTTATATAATCTATTTGGTGTAAAATCTGTTCGTACAAAGAAATCCCCTTCGGCAGGATTTGCCGGAAATTGTGTTCCGTGTGCAGGCGAAATCGAGTCATAATCAAATAAATGAGAAGTATCAAGGTATCCCTTATTTTCTTGTTCTGCGGCTTCTATAATTACATCAGATATTTCAATTTCAGATGTGTATGTACTAAGCACATCAGTATCGGTTTCCATGATATCTTGAAATTCTTGTGTATCTGTCATTGGTCCTACTTTAACACGCCATATATGAGGCCACCAAGATTGTGAAAATCCTTCTGATGCTCTATTTGCATCTTCAACTACATAAAATTTATTAATGGCCCCTGCATTTGGATCTAACAATGTATCATCACGTAAATGTGGTAATTCTAATACATCCCCTGACATTAATTTTCTACCAAGTTTTTCTATCATATCATTAATATGAAATGATACAAACAAATTATCTGCTGTTAAAAAGAAACCAAATTGTGAAAGGTCAAAATCGTTATCGCTTACATTATATAAGCCACGTAATTCATATATATCAGGATCGTATTTTCTATCCCTGTTCTCCATTAATAACATGTCTTGAATTGTTAATTCAGAAGCACCATCCATTGAAGCATGATGATTAGGTTGGGTAGGATCGTTTTGTTCTCCTACGTTTTCGGGTCCTAGATATTTATGAACTAAGAAGGCAGTCCCTCCTACTTCAAATTGTTCTCTAATGTTTGAATCAAAAAAGTTGTAATCGTTAGACTTTTCTTCTCGCCAGAGGCTAAGTCGGGGCATAGTAACATTCCTTATTCTTAATATTTATCGAAATGTTATGCCCCAAATGAATTAATTAACTATTGCGGTTGTTAATAATTTTCCACGAGCGGCAACTACTTCGCCTTTCCAAACTGCCGATGTTTTAGAAAGTGAGTAAGCAGGAGTACCAAATTCTTCAAAGTCTAATCCTGATTCTTCTTGTTCTTCGGATACCCTAATACCTACTGTATATTTTAATGCACCCCAAACAATAAAACTTGATACGAGTACAAAACTACCAATACCTGCAATACCATATAGCTGAGTAACAATAGAAGCATCTTCTTTAAAAATTCCTACTGCTAATGTTCCCCATATACCTGCTACTAAATGAACAGATAATGCTCCTACAGGATCGTCAATTTTTAATTTATCCCATAATGGTACTGCATATACACACAACGCACCACCGATAAGACCAATAACACATGCAAGCCACATGGTTGGATAATCTGGTCCTGCGGTAATACTTACAAGTCCTGCCAAAGCACCATTAAGTATCATAGTTAAATCTATACGTTTATAAAATATATAAGTCATTGCCATGGCCATTAAAGCACCTGCACATGCGGCAATATTTGTATTTGCTATTACGGTTGCTATTGCATTTACATCTGCTTTTGTGCCCATCGCTAATTGGGAACCACCATTAAATCCAAACCAACCAAACCATAATATAAATGTACCTAAAGTTGCTAAAGGTAAGTTTGCAGGAGACATCATATTAGGCTTTCCGTCTTTATTATAACGTCCTGCTCTAGATCCTAACAATATCGCACCTGCTAATGCACACCAACCTCCTACTGAATGCACAATAGTAGATCCAGCAAAATCGCTAAAACCCATTTCGGATAACCATCCGCCACCCCATGTCCATGCACCTTGCAATGGATATATAAAGGCGGTTAAAACAAGCACCACAAACATGAAAGGCCAAAACTTAGCTCTTTCTGCAATAGTACCCGAAACTATACTTGCCGCGGTTGCTACAAACACAACCTGAAAAAAGAAATCAGCCATGCCTGAATGATCTCCATCTGAAATACTACCATACATAAGTTGGTAACCTATAATATAAAAACATACACATGCTAATGAGTAAAGTCCTATATTCTTTGTTAATATTGCTGTCGTATTTTTTGACCTAACTAATCCTGATTCTAGCATTGCAAAGCCTGCCGCCATTAGCATTACTAAACATCCACTAAAAAGTAAAAGAAAGGTGTTTAAAATATAAGCAATGTCGTTGTAATTTTCCATAGTTTTCCTTCCGAAAATGCTTAATTATTCACAAGTTATATTTAGTATATTAAGAGGAATTTCTATTAGAAACGACGGAGTCGTTATAGGTATTGCTTATTTTAAAGGCAATACCATTAATTTTTACGCACCCGTAATAAATATTACTTTCACTTAAACCAGCTGGCTCTGGGGGTAGGATTCGAACCTACACGCTCCTCCTGCAAGAGGAACAATACGCAAACAACGTACCACGTCTACCGTTTCGTCACCCCAGAGTCCGTTCTTCTATAAGATGTTCCTCTTGATGTTCTGCAAGCTCATCAAGGTCTGTAAATGCTTTGTCACATTCAAAGCAACTAGCAAATCCATATTTCTTATAAAAATCGTCATCATAATCATTTTTCAAAGTATTCCTGCTCTTTTCATTCCTGAAATTAAACGTGTTATTCCTATTCCGCCTCCATAACGAGGTCTAAAATCGTATGATAAAAATTCTTCAAGTTCTGCTTCTACTCTTTCTTTACCAAAAAGATCATACAATAAACTGGCATACCCACCCTCTGATATTGTATGGAATTGTTCTCGCATTTCTTTAACATCGGTTGCACGTTCAGCACTACCAATAGTTTCCATGCCACCTATAATGACATCGCATTTATTAGCAAGTTTTCCGGTTTTCTTCACATCCGTTTCACCAAGTTTCATGTTCCAAAAAGGACTTGTAGATTCTGGAAACTTAGTTAGAAAGAATACATCTCCGTATTCTTTATACATTTCTTCTTCATGTCCGGCATCTAATTCCGGACCAGTAAATTTTGCTAATACACTTTGATATAATCCTCCAGGAAAATCTAAATCATCATATGGAGCTAAATTCCGCTCACACTTAAATCCAAGATGTTTACAAAGATCATTTTCCATTTTAAGAAGATCATTAAAATCCCCTGGTGCTTCAAATTCAAACATTGGGAAGATTAATTCGTGTCTACCTTCTTTAGGATTTTGTTCTTGCCTATAACTTGTACTAACACAATAACAACCTGGTAAATCAGGTTTTGTTAGTAGTTCGTATTCAAGCCACATTTGTCCTGTTTGAGGTAGTGGCCATATTTTACCGTTGTAATTGTAAGTCGCAACCGTAGTTGGATCCTCACAAGCGGCTAATATGCTTAATCTATTTTGGGTATGTACTTCTTGAAAATTTAAATCATCGAAAAAGGAACGAAGACGCTTAACCACAGTCGTAAATTCAACAGGGTTAATTAGTTGTGTCATAAGTTTCTGATTCTCCACCTAAACCTATGTATTTAGCATTGAAGTCAAAAAAACTTGACTTTAGAAATGCTAAGTAGTATTATAAACAGATGTGGATGTGGCTGAATGGTTAGGCAACAGACTGCAAATCTGTTTTATGCAGGTTCAACTCCTGTCATCCACTCCAGTATTATGGAACAAAGTACACAATTTAAAACATTTGAAAAATTTGTAAAAAAATTACAAAATAAGATATGTAATGCTCTAGAAAATATAAACGTAGAACAAGACGGAGTAGGTAAATTTATCGAAGATAGATGGCTTCGCCCTGAAGGTGGCGGAGGTATAACTAGGGTTATGCAACCAGAAAAATCTTCTTTTGTTGCAACAACAATTTTTGAAAAAGCGGCTGTTAACTTTTCTAATGTAACTGGTCCTATTATACCTGGCATGACAAAAGCAGTTGAAATGGAAGGCGACGAATTTAGTGCATGTGGTTGTTCTCTTATACTACATCCAACTCATCCCAAAGTTCCTACTACTCATATGAATGTTAGATATTTTGAAACTAATGCAGGACAAAGTTGGTATGGTGGAGGAATAGATTTAACACCATTTTATCCGTATCCTGAAGACTTTGTATATTTTCATAAAACATTAGCAAAAGCATGTAATAAAGCAATTCCTAATAGTTATGCACCTTTTAAAACTTGGTGTGATGAATATTTTACTATTAAACATAGAAATGAAATGCGAGGAATTGGAGGAGTATTTTTTGATTATTTAGATGGTACAGATAAAGCCAATTTTAAATTAACTAAGTCTGTTGGTAATGCATTTCTTAAAGCATATCTACCTATAGTTGAAAAAAGATCACAAGAATCTTATACTAGTTATGATACGGAATTTATGAAAATTCGAAGAGGTAGATATATAGAATTTAATCTTGTGTATGATAGAGGTACACTTTTTGGATTAAAATCAAATGCTAGAGCAGAATCTATATTGTGTTCTATGCCACCTTATGCTGAATTTATATATAACTGGACTCCAAAAATAGATGGTCCACATCAAGAAATGATTCAATATTATCAGCCAAAAGATTGGTTGACATTTGATCTGTAGAGTGTATAATATATGTATAAATTAAGTTAACTTTTATAAGGATCTAAGATGGCACTTAAATTCGAAAATAAATTTAACGTAGGTGATAAGATTAAATCACAAGATTTTTATGGAAAACCTGAATATTACATTGCAGGTAAAATTACCGGAACTGATGTAATTAGAGGTGCAAAAGTATACTTGATAGATATTGACGAAGATACATTATGTGAAGGTGATAGGGTAGGCGATGTTGGTTATGTTCCTATGGAAGTTTCTTTCATGGAATGGGATAATAGAGTAACTCTTTACTAATTAAAAATTATGACACAAGATCACATAAACTGTATGCTTAAACTGCAAATCGCAATTAATGCACTCCTTGAACTTCGCACAGATGTCCAAAGCGGTTCAAACGAAATGTGTACCATTGACGCCGCACTTGGTAATATAGGTGTGGATAAAAAATTTGTTAATGAGACACCTGGTTACTTGTATCAATTTCCAACTGAAACAATAGCAAAAAGTTTAGTAGAAAAATGATAATTCCACAAGTTGTATTATTTGTAGTAGGAATGGGAACTGTAATATGGACTGTGGTAACCCATCCAAATCCTTGTCCAAAAAAGTATTTAGATATGGGCGGAGATGTAATAAAATATTGTGAAGTTACATCTGCAGGTATGTCATACGAATGGACTGTTAAAAAGGAATATGATTATTGAGGGTATTATTTGGTTTCTACCCTGGTTAACAGAAGCATGGTTATGGGAGAAGTCAGTAAACATAGCAATAATAAGCACAATATTATTCACTAAAAAACGTGAATGGTGTGTTGACTATGATGACTCAGGTTATGATGGAATATTTTATTGCTTATAATAAGGAAAGCAAATGAAAAGCAAACAGTTTGGTAAACGTGATCGTCAAGAAGGTGCTATGAAACGTACCGAAGCACAACTCAAAGTTTACGAGCAAGAGCTTGTAAATGACAAAGGCAATAAAGATCTTAAAAAGAAGATCGAACGTGCCAAAAGTACTATTGAGAACACTAAGAAAAATTTAAAAGGGTAACTGCCGCACTGGTGGAATTGGTAGACACCCAAGACTTAAAATCTTGTGTTCGTAAGAGCGTCCCGGTTCGAGTCCGGGGTGCGGCACCAAATAAATATTATTTTAATTTTTGTGGGACTAATGCGTGACCGTGTTAGGTTAAGAAATATGACATTCGTGAGCACAATGGAGGTAGACCGGCGGGCGAGGGAACAAAAACCGAATGCTCTACTATAGGGACATTTAAAGGGACCATGTGGGGACTCAATGGTAAATGCTACCACCGAGCGAAGCGTGGCTGAGTGTGAAAGCATGCCTCTCAATGAAGTGTGTGGAAGGGCGGAACCTATTGCAGGCTTAACATGCCCACAACACAAAGACATTATGAGTTAGAGAGATAGACTAAGCATTTCGAGGGAAGGAGGCTCAAGTGGGCCAAGATAGTCGTTAAATTCGCTGTTTAACGAACTAGGGTAGCACCCCTCATTGAGACTTGGCGGTAGAAATGTTACGGGGGAATAAGGAAATTGCAAACCTTATTCTCCTGTCTTCTTTTGTACTAAATATTATACCATGAATTATTTTAGTTTTTTGAAATTATTCTGGAAGCCCATTCTTATAATTACCGTTATAATAGTATATTGGTTATTAAATGGATGCGGAGTTCCACCGGAAGATTGGAAAGACACACGGCCGGGAAATGACGAACGATGGATGGCAAGAATGGATGCATCTTTGGAAAAATGGATAGTTGCATCACAATATTTGCCTAGAGAAAAATTACAAGGATTAGTCCATGCAGGATTTTTTGAAATAGAAGATTCAATATATTCTCATCATTGTGATGGTCATGGAAATATGATACGGATGAAATACAATGATGAAAATAATACATGGAAACAAATAAAATACGAGACACACGGATGCAAGACGGATTTTTAGAACAATTAGATAAATGGTTATACAAATATAAAGAACAACAACTCCATTTTTTCTGGTCCTTTAGTGTTACAACGTTGGCAGTATTTTGGCAACCTTTATTAGTATCAGGTTTAGTAATTACAATCGCAAAAGAACTATGGGATTGGAAAAGTTTTGACCATACCTTTTCTTGGAAAGATTTACAATGGGGTCTTATAGGATGGATTGCAGGCTTATTGATTGTGGGGGCGTAGCTCATTTGGGAGAGCGTATCCCTTGCACGGATAAGGTAGCTGGTTCGATCCCAGTCGCCTCCACCAATGCGAGTATCGTATAATGGTATTACCTTAGGCTTCCAACCTAATGATGCGGGTTCGATTCCTGTTACTCGCTCCAATAGATTATGTTATATACAGTTAAAATAGGACAAAAAACAGTTTTTAAAACAAATAAATTGAAAGACGCATTAAAAGTAATTTCAGACATATTTCGCAAAGGACACGAAGATGTTTATTTACATGGCGGTAGGTTAGGGTCATGGAGATAACATTTAATATACCCTTGGGTGTTGATATAGAATTTAACGAAGCATGTAATGCTAGTTGTGTATATTGTCCTGTTAGTATTAATCCTCGACGTAAAAATAAGCATATGTCAATTGAGGATAGCGATATCATTTTTAAAAAATTAGAAAAACAAACTATAGAATTTATTTCATTTTCTCTTTTTAATGAACCCCTATTAGATCCATTTTTTAATCAAAGGATAGAACAATTACGAAAATATAAATTATATAAAACATTATCTCTTCATACAAATGGTATATTATTAACATCAAAGGTATTAGATTTTTTAAAAGAATCAGATTTAAAACATATGGTATTTAATTTTCCTTCTGCAATAGAAGAAGAATGGTCAGACCAAATGGGTATGCACAAAAAACATTTTTTGCCTACATTAGACAATATACTTTCATTTTGCGAATCATTTAAAAATGTTGATGTTACAATAGAAATGAATCGAAAATTATTTTTTAATAAACCTGAAGAATATAGAGAAGGACTTACAAAATTATTTGATAAAAGAGTATATTTTGATTTAGCACCGTTAGTTAATCAAGCAGGTAACATTGTTAATGAACATGTTGCTTCTCCGCCTGTTAAAAGAACGTTTAAACATACGTTTTGTCGAGATGGAAAACTATTAAATGGTTTAACAATAAATTATGATGGTAGTTGTCGTTTATGTTGTAAAGACTATCATAAAAAATATACTATCGGAAATATACTCACTGATAGTATCAAAGACATATTAACGTCAAAGGAATCTAAAAGATTAATATCGCAAATATATGGTAGTAAACCAAAAGATAAAGATCTTTTATGTAAATCTTGCACAAACTTTTTAACCATATAAAACAATGAAAGAAAATTTTAGTGTAACTAAAACACTTGTCGAAGACGAAAATGGCAAGTTAGTTATTGAATTTACTGAAGACGAATTAGATGACTTAGGTATAGAAAACGCCGAAGACATATTTAAAAATAATAAAAAGCAAAATGTAGATTAATAAATATCTGCATGTTAAGAAAAATAACTAATTTAGCCGAAGTAACAGAATTAGTCAAAGACGATCCAGTGAGACCACACATAGATCCGTTATGGCGAATTACCCCACCTAGAGAAGTATATATAATAAAATCTACTATACCAGGAGCTATGACTTCTCATTATTCAGTTAGTACTCGTGTTGTTTCATGTTGTTGTGTAGCATTTACAAATAGTATTCCTATTTCAGAAATGGATTTAGTATGTAGAATACATACAGGAAACATTGCAGTTTTTTATACTGTATGGTCTAAAGAAAAAGGTATGGGTAGAAAAATCTTATTTGAGGTTCTTGACATATTGAAAAAAAGAAAGTATACTAAGTACATTACATTGAGTTCAAAAACAGAAATGGCAAAAAAATTCCATTTTAGTAACGGAGCAACTTTGTTACAAGAAAATCACGACTCATATAATTTTGAATATGGTAATTAGAGGAACTGCAAAAATACCAGTAGGTGGAACAGGATCTACTGAAGAAGCATTAGATGACGTAGCAAAAATGCTTTGGGAACTAGGCGGTAAAAAAGGTACCTTAGAAGAAGCAGAAAAAGAATGCAGACAAGCATTAGGTATTGTACGAAAAGAAATAAAAGATGAATTTGGCGTAAAATTCGGTTGACTTCTTTGTGTAAGATTGTATAATACTTGTATGATGAATAACAAAGTAGGAGACGATATGGAAACTAGTAATGCATATTTTAAGCATATAAGAGAAGGAGCTATGAATATTGAGCGATCCTTTGAACTAGGTGATATGGTAGTTGTAGATATGTTAAATGATTTAGTCGGCGAAGTTACTAAAAAATCACTTAATAGCGATAAAGAATATGATTACATGGTATACTACGAAGGCGACGGAGCCTGTGAGTGGTGCGAAGCCAGTGATTTAAGAGAAGCAAACGATTTAGATAATTGGAGTTTAACCGAACAACAATCTGCATTCTAAGGAGACACAATGACTAAGCAGGAATTTAATGAACTAGCAGAAGATTACGGTACTGATAAGGCAAAAAAGGCAATGACTTGGTTATACGATAATACGACCGCTGATTTTCGAAAATGTGTATATATTGTAGGATTTCTTAAATCAAACGAATTACTTTGGAACTAGGAGACAATATGCCTAGAAAAATGACACAGGAAGAGTATGATTCTCGTACCTGTAGAGAGATATTACCTTCCGGAGAAGTATGTGGTAAAATACCACATAGACTTGCAAGACGAGAAGACGGTGTTATTAGAAGAAAAGCCTACCAATGTACAGAACACCATCAACACGAATTAGCCAAAAAACATGGATTACTTTCATATTCTGCATTAACTGGCCCCTGTTCAGAATATGGTCAATACAGAAAAACTTATTGTGAAAATATAGATGGTCGTTTAGGTTTTGTTTGTACAACTACTATAATTAATGAAGAAACAGATCTAGGAACTATGTGGTATGGTATGTTAGAAGTAGATCATATAGACGGGGATCCTTCAAATAATTCTAAGGAAAATTTACAGACTTTATGTAATTGTTGTCATGCATATAAAACCCATATTAATAAAGATGCCGGAACACCAGGAAGAAAAACTATAAAAAAAGAAATGGAGTTTAAAAAACGTAAAAAATCTTCAAAAAAAAAGTTAAAAAAACCAACAATATTTGAAAATTTATTTGAATATGGTTGACATTTATTACAAAGATAGTATAATACTTGTATAGGTTAAATTAAGTTAACTCTAATAAGGAATGCTTATGTTTATTTTTGCTTCAATCCAAGACGCAATGTTTAAACTGCAAGTAGAAGGTAAAAACGTACATGGCCCATTTAAGATGCAAGCAGACTTTGCATTAGAAGATACCGAACGAATGGGTTTATACCTTAGGCAATTCAAAAAACAAACCCACATAGCAACTTCCTCCAGTATTGACTTTCCAGAAGATGACGGAGCACCAGAAGGTTTTGATGCCCGCAAGGTACTTGGTAAGGCAATGCAACTTGCATGGAGTTAATATGAAATTTTTTATTGAAGAAAGTATAAAGGCTATTCTTTTATTTGGCATGATGTATGTTGTGTCAGTAATTGTTCTTTGTTTATAAATAAAAAAGGAGATTATATGGCTACGAAAAGTAATTTGTTAAAGAAGGTACCGAAGAAGAAAAAACGGGTTACAATGGTAGAGGCAGACGAACAATATACAGGAGCCGAGCAAGAATTTGTAGGCGAAATACTTACCAGAGATCAAATTCAACACGGATTCAATTATTATGGTTACCATAAAGGTGTCAAAGATGCTAAGGCATTTATTGCAGATTATCTAATTGCTGAAAATAGAAAAGACGAAGCAAAGCAAGTCAAAGCATGTCCGGATGTGTTTATTATTACTACATATGGATGGATTGCACGAATGAAAACTAGAGGTGCAATGTTTGATGTAGAAATGAATGTAGATGACAGGCTTGAGCAACATATTCAATATCTTTGTAAACAAGGTAGTATTAAAAAAGAAGTTGTTGCAGAAAAGAAAGAACAACGAGCCGCTGGTCCTACTATACAAGATAGGATTAAAGAACAATCAGGGGAAATGGATGGACAATTTCAAGAATGGGTTGACTTATATGTAGGCAGTCCTAACTTGTTTAATCCTGTTATTATAGATCCTTATGCACATTTACAAACCAGTAATTGTACACAAGCCCATGCAAGGCGTATTAAAAAGGATTGGGAATTAGAACTTAAAGAATTTAACGAAGCAGTAAAAGGTGTAGACGAAGATCTTACTGAAGGATATAAACATTTGCTTAAACATAAGCGAATGGAAGGGCTTATTGAACTTGTAACTAGGTTCATTGATGCCTGCGAAGTTATTATTGGTGAATCAAAAGCAACACGAAAACAACGTAAGAAAAAGCCGGTAAGTGTTGATAAACAAATTGCTAAACTCAAATTTAAACAAACAGATGCTGGATTGGGAATTACTAGCGTTAATCCTACTAACATTATTGGTGCTACTATGGCAGTTGTTTACCAGTGCAAGTATCGTAAACTTGGTGTTTATGTAGCAGATGATGAAAGAGGTTTTAAGGTTAAAGGAACTACAATACTTAATTTTAGTGAGAAAAATTCTACTAAAAAGACTCTCCGGAAGCCTAAAGAGCAATTAGGTTTTGCTAAAAAGGCAACCAAACATAAGTTTGGTAAATGGTTTGAAGCAGAGGTTAAAACCACAGAAACTAAACTTACTGGCCGCTTTTCCGACGATACAGTCATCCTTCAAGTCTTTAAGTAACACTCCGGTCTCCGAATAAATACTATACGGAGACCAGAGTTATGGCAAAGACCCGACAAGAACTTTCAAAAGAAATAGAATTATCCCTCGGTGGAGGGATGATTGATGTTGAGCTAGATCCTGAACATTATGATTTAGCAATAGACAAAGCACTAGCAAAATATAGACAACGTAGTGCTAGAGCTACAGAAGAATCTTTTATTGCGATTACTCTTAAGTTAGAACAACAAGAATACGTTTTACCTACAGAAGTAATAGAAGTTAAAGATATATATAGACGACAAACTGGATCTTTTGGTTCAGGTGTAGGAGCAGATATAGAACCGTTTGAAGCGGCATATCTTAATACCTATATGTTACATTCGGGTAGAGCAGGTGGATTAGCAACATTTGAAGCATATCATGAAATGCGAGAGCATTTAGGACGAATGTTCGGATCTGAATATCTATTTACATGGAAGCCTTGGAATAATACATTGTTTATTCATAGAAAAGTTAAGTCAGATGATGATGTATTTGTACATTGTTATAACTATAAACCAGATGCAACTCTTATTGCAGATACCTATTCTGCATCATGGATAAGAGAATGGTCAATATCAGAATCTAAAATGATGTTGGCAGAAGCTCGAGGTAAATTTGTAACTATTGCTGGTCCACAAGGCGGCACAGCTCTTAATGCAGAAACATTAAGACAAGATGCAACTCAAAGTTTTCAAGCACTAGAGGAAGAACTAAAAACATATGTTGACGGTGGTGATCCTCTAGGTTTCGTTATAGGATAAAATGGAAGAACAAGATAATGAATTGCAAGTCATAGAAGATAGTTATGACATGGCAACCGCTGTATCTAATGATGGATATTCTCAATCATTTATTTTAGAATATCCTGAATTTTTTGATGCCGATTTTTGCCAAACAATTATAGATAAATTTAATATATTAGATAAGGAAGGATTTTCAGATATATCTTCGGCAGGTGCTCGAAGTACACCTACAATAGATGCTCAACTTTTTAGATCTAAAGGTAAACATGTATGGCTTAATCATGTTGCAAGAGGATTAGATTTAAATCATGTAGTACATACAACAAATGAAACACACTTCTTTTTTGAACAATTAAAAACCGCTGTTAGAATTTATAAATCAAAATTTAGAGTAGGATTGGGGATGCCTCTTACTTGTAATGATATGAAAGTACAACGTATCAAAGCAGGTGGAGGATTTCATGCATGGCATTCAGAATGGAGCAAAGAATCTAATTCAAGAATACTTGTA